TTCACGACTGCTTTAAATGAGTTCGACAACGAATTGGAGCGTCGAGTTTCGTTAGGTGAAAATGAGCGTAAAATACTGCAAGAAATCGAAATGCTTAAACGTAACGCTCAAATTGATGTTGTCGCTGACTTGGTTAATCAGGAATTAGAAAATCAAATCCAGTTTGCTGAACAGGGTGGACAAATTTTCGTCGATACCCTTGAAAAGTTAATTGCAGAAGAATTCGAATTGCGTAGACAAGCCACTATTGATCAGGCAGAATTTGACCTAGCCGAATTAACCAAGAAATTTGAATCAGAAAGGGCTTTGGCTATTCAGTCACTAGAACAAGAACGCGATGAATTACTCAAACAAGAGGGCTTAACAGAAAACGGAAAAAGAGCGATCAACACAAGCTATCAACAGCGTATTGATGAACTTAACGAGGCTTATTTAGAGAAGGAGCGAATAGTTGCGTTGGAGAGGGAAAAGATTGAGTTGGAACTACAACAGGCTTTAGGTGCTTTGGATCAGGAGCGAATAGACCGATTGAATCAAGTGAATGATGAGTTGATCCAAAAACAGCAAGAGTTTGCTGACAAAGCAAATAAACAGGCTCAGGAAAACCGTAAAAAAGAACTAGCGGATGAAAAGAAGCATTACGACCAAATAGCGAAGTTAGGCAAGAAAACAGCCGATGAGTTGCTAGAATACCAAATCAAGAAATCTCAGGAGCGCCAAAAGATACTCGACGGTAATATTTCCGCTAGTGAAAAGGAATCGGATATACTGGCGCAAAAAGCGGCACAAGGTAATTTATTAGCCGAGGAATCGTTGAAGAAACAACAGGAAATTACGAATAAATACCGTGATCAAAGACGCGAAGAAGAAGAAAAGGAGCAAGCATTACAACAGGCTAAAAAGTACGTTGAAATCGCTTTGAACATTACTAACTCATTGATTCAAAAAGGCGGTGAACCGATCACATCAGCGGGTAAATCGATTGGTATTGTTAGTGTCATTAAAGGGTTGTTTGGGAAAGGTTTCTTCTTTGGTACGGATGATACAGGAAGTAATTCACCTGTATCGGATGGATACGGCAAGATTACAGGTTTTACACATGAGAAAGAACAGGTTTGGTCTAAAAAAGACCGTGCAGATGTCGGTTTTGCCAGTCGTGCAGAACTTAAAAAATCGTGGGATTTCATGAACTCGGCTAATATGATCATTCCTAAAATATCGACCCAAACGGATGTTACGCACGCTCCGATATTACGTGAACAGCTTAGAAAACTCGACCAAATGAATAATAAGTTAGATAAAATACCTAATGAGTTTTTTAGCACGGAAGTAATTCAGGGTGTATTGACGGCTGTACACGTAAAACAAGAGGGCAATACCACAACTAAACGTTATATCGGGTCATGAAAATAGTATTTGAAAATATCGTTTTAGAGATACGTGAGCGCGAAAAGTTGGGGCGTGTTTTGTCTTTTGATACCCGTGAAAACCGAATTGAAATAAACCAAACAGAGGTCACATTTTACGGTCGATCAACGCTTAAAATCATAAACAACTTTATTGATCAGTATTCCCGTGCCCATCCGATGCCCGCTAGTTTGATTAGTCGAATAGGTGAAACATACGGCTGTTACATTCATTTCGTTTCGTCATTCATAAGCGACACTGAGATAAAAGGGCGTGTTGAAATGCGTGGTTCGGGTTCGCACTTCTTTAATGTTGCCAACGGTGTTTCTTTCCAATACTTGAATAGCAAGGGGTTTCTGCCTGAATCTATTTCAACCAAAATCAAATACCAAATATTCCCGAATACAACAAGAGCCGAACACTTCGCTATTATCTTCACTGGAATCATTCTAACGATTCAATTGATACAGGCAACGCTAGAACTAGCTAAACTGATAGCTGATTTTCTCGATGTTGTTGGAACGGGTTTATTGACAGCGATAGCCAAAGCGATAGCGGTTGCGATTTACTTTGCCACTGCTTTACTTGCTTTTATTCAGTACGGAATACAGGTAAGAAACACTTATGCACCACCTTTGAGACGAATGTATTCAACACCACTTTATACGCTTTTACAAAAGGCTTGCGAGGGTATAGGATTCACGTTTGAAAGTTTCGCATTGTCTGAAATGTCACCTGAACTGCAAATGATCTTTATTAACAAGTATGTTGCGGGAAAATCCATTTTCAAGTTCTTTGAGTACGAAGATGCCGATACAATTTATAATTCATGGTTTCCGCGCGAAGGTGATTCATTCTCCATTTTAGGTGATGCGATTAACAAAGTAGCACGTTGGTTTAACTTGACGGTAAGATGCTTTAACAACACCGTAAGAATGGAAAAGGAGTCGTTTTTCGAGACTTCAACAACTATAACGATTGCGGAATTTCTATCAGGTCAGGAAAAAACACAGGATCAGAAAACATTTAACACAAATCCTGATCGTGTTTGGCAAGCGAAAACACTTCGTTACCCCGAAGATCAATCCGACATTCATTCAAAGGATATTACCCGAAATGAGTTTAACGAAAAGCGGGCTGAATTTATAAACACCTATCCTGATACGCCTGATGCGTACATTAAAGCCGATCAGGATTTAGCGGGGTACAGTGATTTTTTCGCGCCTTGGAGTTTGATTAGGCGTAAAGAGGAATTATTCAGATTGGAAAAACTGATTAAGAACCTTGTTTTACAGCCGATAGATGCGATTACAGGCATTTTCGGCGGTGGTACGAATTACGCCAGTACATTTACAGCCGAACGCGTTGGAATCGCTGTTATTGAAAACTTGTACTTTACTAATACCCGCGTGTTTTGGAATGAAGGAAATGGAAAACAGCCGTCAAACTTCATGGACTATTTGAACACGCAAAAGGTTTATAACGACTTTCATTTAGAACTTGAACCCGCTAATGCTTCGGCAGTTGTTCGGTCTATGACTATACCTTACTATTCGGGCAACTTCGCTCAATTGTCAGCTAACAACTTCGTGAAAACTCAAAGCGGTAAAACGATCAAAATTGTGAAGATCGATTACTCCGATGAATGGGATGAAAATAGCGCACGAATAGATTACCAAGAAAAAGATGATTCGATGGATAACGTGAAAGTTGTTAGTATTTAAAAACCCCACTAAAACTAATTAGCGGGGTTTACATAGTAAAATTTCAATTGTTATTTTTCTCCAAACGGGAAAATGTCAACGATTGGCGAAATAGCAATGTTTGGGATTTGGAAATCGATTAACATACCGCCCAAACTTTCATATAATCGGTCGTAGGCTTCTTTAACTGAATGAGCCGACACAAGGAAGTTCTGAATAACTTTCTTAGCCTTTGAACCTTCTTCACCACCGTCACCACTTTCAAATTTGATCTTACACTTAAACCAAACTTCTGAATCTTCGTAGTGGAAAATGTCATGAATTTCAGTTCGGGTAATTCCCGTTACCATAAACTCGCCTCGGATCAATGCGCCAAGTTCTTCGTAAATACGCTTTTCGGCATCTTCGAAAGTCATTGCTGCCAAAAGATACGGTTCTGAAACGCGTTTAAACGTACCATCTTCCAACTGTTTTGTGTACTTTACTTTTACTGTAAACCAACTGTTCATACTTTTCGTTTTTTTAATTTTCACCAAACCTACAAACTATCCGTTTAACATGGTTTAATATTGTGATAAACGGTAATCATGAAGTATAATCGGTTTTTTGTAACTTTGATAAATGAATGTCGATTTCTATTTAACATAATATCATACATTTGTACTATGTCACAGGAGCAAAGATTACGTGAAATGCAAAACCAAGCGATAAGCACAATGAACGGCTTGATGCAAGAGGTTAAATTATTGTCTACTACTCAAATATTTTCAGACAATGGTCTTTCAGATGATCAAAAGAGAGAGATTCACACCGTGTTGATGAACACCGAATCGACCTCCGAAAGTATAGCAAAAGCGACTGAATTACTGAAACAATTTACAGGCAAATGATCAATATAATTGACTTCAAGGCAACAGACAAGCAAGGGCGCGATTTGCCTTATTACGCTGCAAATGCCTTAGATAAACATTTCATCGTTTGCCGTTTTCGTGTTTCATTTGGGTTGATTCTTACGGGTTACGGAAATTCTATTTCTGTAACAGGTGCAAATGACATTCTTATTCTTAATTCAGGAAGTTGGCAGGATTTAGGTGCTGTTGTTGGCGCGGGGGTAACGGGTTCGGTTGACGGTGTTACATTAGCAGGAGGCCTTACGATTGATTATGTAAATGCAAACGTATTGAAGTTATCAGCACCACACGGCTACACCGATCCAGCAACGTATACAATTTGTGATATTCAATTTGTTTTAGACCCACAAGCCGTTGAGTTTTCGGTCAACTTAGTTCCATCTAATTCAAACGGTTTTCCTGAAAGTTTGCTCGATGAAAACGTTAATCGATTCTTAGCAACAGGCGTTGATACGTTAACAATCGGTAGTGGTTCAGTACCATTTACTCAGGTTGGAAACTTCTCAGGCGGATCAGATATTGATCCGACAATTAGCCGTTTTGCGGATGAATACGGACAACAAGTGTATGAAATAGCATTCGGTGACTTTACGCAATTTCTATACTTAGACGGCTCGCCATTTACAGGAACTGATTCGGTTAAAATGTGGCTCAACATTAAAGTGATGCCAGATGCGCTTGATAACAGCACCTTTGCCGAAACAAACTATCTTACTCCTGACGGGCAAACAGGGTTCTTTGATGAAGTATTTGACGGGATAACTACCGAGTTTGAGATCACAAGCGTTGATTTAAGCGTTGGTGGTGATGCTGTAAGTCAAGTTGATTTCACACAGGTTACACACTTCAATGTTAAGGTAAAAGCCAAGGATTTAAGCGCAATTTTTGATGCTACTGATTCGCGTTTCGGAATCGGGTTCTTTCACGTATTAACAAAAGATAGCCCTAATTGGTATCCGAACGCACACGTTGAAGCAAATTCAATGCTTTGCAGCGACGAAGATTTAACCGTTACAGGGTCAGGAGCGACTATTACAGGACGTTTAAATTCGTTCGGTTGTGGTGTTGATATTGAAAACTTTGAGGTTTTTGTCAGTGGTGGCGGAACAGAGGCTATTTTAGTGGGTGACATTACACCAAATGCTGATTTCACCGCGTTAATGGCTAGTAAAACACCTTCGGATCGAGGTTATCGATTAGCGGTTAAAGTTGAAGATCACACGCTTTCAGGTAACCTTATTCGACCTGTTTGGCTTACGGCTTCATTTACCACAATGGCTAAATATATCCCGCCTTTGGGTGGTTATCCATTCGTCGGATTCACTCCAATTGATCACGATGGTAATTTGATTTTCTCAGCACCCGATTTAGGATACATAAACACCGAAGATGATATAAAAATGGAGGTGACGTTTAAGTTACCGAAACAATCACTTCAAATAACAGCCGATCGGTTTTATCAAAGCATTACACTTTCAGTTGTTGCCCGTAAATTCACAGGTGAGTTTTTCCGATTCGAAGAATTTAACTTTCCGTTAGGCACTTATTTACCCGACGAAACACAACCGATCAATCAAACCGTTGGGCGCGGGTTTGTTTTACCTCCGTCAACAGATAAGAACGTTGTTAAGATTTACCGCGACACGCCCGAAGATACATTAACACAATTCGCTATAAAAGCCGAATACGGTTTACTGATGGATTGGCGTTATTGGCTCCCGCAATTAGGTGTAAGTGCTGATTTCTTTGGAAGCGAAGATAAAGATTGGTTTCATTATCAAAATGCAGACTGGGATTTAGGGTTTTTACTCGAAATAAACACAACAGACGGTGCTTATCAAAACTTCCTTGATTTAGAACACCTAACTTACGATGATTGGGCGGGTTCATCAACTATTAACTTCTACTTAGAAGATGGTGTAACAGCTATTACAAAGCCAATTTCAGGGCAAACAATTATAGTTGAAGCTGTTCATATTGCCCCATCCCCTTACATTTGGCAGTCAGCAACGGTTTGGGGTCAAATTACCGTCGAGCCAAAAGAACAATCGCCACGTTGGGTTAGCTCAACTGTTTTGCCTTACGGGATTGATCCACAAAACCCGCTTATTCCGTTATCGGGTGAAGTTGGCTGTGAAATAACAGTATCAGGTTTTACTACAACACTCAGGACTAAATTCAATCCCGATTTAATCAATTGGGAAAACGATTTATCTTTTACTTCTAAAATTTGGGGCGAGGCCAGAAAAGGAACAGATACAGATGTTGTATTCAATCGAACTAAGATAACTACCGATGTAGCGCGAAAAACGTCACCAATCGAACAGGAGCGTATTTTACGTGAATGCTGCGAGGCTAGAAAGGTTGTTGCTGATTTAGATAATCCTGATCGAAGTGACCCAACTAGCCACGTTTGGGCGGGTGATTCGGTTGAGTTCGTATTATTCAAAGATGGTTCGCCAACTTCTTATATCTGCGAAACAGTTCCTTTACCAAATTCAGCAGGATGGTATTCAGTTCAATTAAACTGGTACGCTATTTACTTGACGGATGGTGCGGGTTGCTATCAAATGAAGGTGACAGAAGATATTGCGGGGATCGAAAACACCTACACGATTGAGAATTACGAACTATTCAAATTCAACCGAAAAACATTCAACGGTGAAGCTCGTTTGATGGTGCTTTACGATTTTGTTGATGTTGAAAATGGTATTGATTACACTAGTTCATCTTTGGTTGATTCAGTGCGTTATCACGGTTCGTTCGGTTGGTATCAACCGAATCTACAAGTTGAAAACGCAACAGATTACAGTTATTCAATTGAGAAAGTAAGACGAATTAAGCGCAAAACATACGAAATGAAAGCGCACAATCTATCGAGTAAATACGTTCACTTGATGGATTATATGTTGCATCATGAAAACCTTTGTTGGTTCACAGATTACAACCAACAAAATGTTGATTACTTCCTTGATCCTGTACCTGTAATTGTAAACGAATCCCACCAAATAGTGCCACAGGATACGCTAACCCGTAAGGTTGGCATGACTTGTAAATTCCGAGCTAAACTAGATAACAGTATTTCATCTTTCAATTCACCAAACGCAAGCAAAATACCACCTGTTATTCAAATAGGAGGCGTTGGAGTGACGCCCGAAGATACAACCGTTTCGATTTACGTTTACGGAGTGTTACAGGAAACGGTGGTAGTACCTTATGGCGAAGACGCGACTTTTAATATTGATTAATTATGGCAACTTATACAATAAACTTAGATGGCGTTGTATTATCAGTAAATGGTGAGATACCTGATGGATCGGGTAATGTTACGATAACAATTCCAACTCTTACAAACATCTACAACAGCAATGGCGAAATCATTGAGGCGGAGCAGCGAACCGTAACAATGGAAGTCGATTCTTTGCTGACGTTTTCAACTGTAAATGGTGATTTTGTTTACAGTTCTGTTTCAGGTGACCCAATGCTTTCGGCTTCATCTACAGCAACAACATTACAGGTTTCAGGCACAACAGTGGGAGGAAATTTTCAGAGCGCGACAGGATCAGCTTTGATAGGTTCTTCAACATCAGGAACAGGATTAACAACTAGTTCAACTTCGGGCGTTGGATTAATTGCTAGTTCGACAGGTGGTATAAGTGCTGCGATCCGTGGAAAAGGTGCTATTATAGACACCGGCACTGGTAGTCCTACACTTGAAGATTGCGCAATACTTGAATTAAAAACCACCGAAAAGGGATTTTTACCTCCTAGAATGGCAGGATCAGATGCGGAGGCGATAGCAACAGCCGTTGAAGGGTTGCTTGTATATATAAACAGCGGGGACGGAGTAACCATAAACACAACAGGAATATGGTATTTTGATGGGATGGATTGGAAAAAGCTTCTTATTTAAATGGGTTTTAAAAGTCTATAATCACTAATTTTGTATTTAACTTAAAACAACATAAAAATGAAAAATTACATTTTAATTCTATTTGCTTTTGTCGCGTTGACAACCAGTGCGCAACTTCACCAGTCCCAAAACACAAAAGGACAAGTTTTAATTACAGACGGCTCGGTCGTTGGAATTGGCACTACAAATGAACAGTGCGCACTATTACAACTTGACGCATTGGAAAAGTGCCTTTTATTGACACGAACAGCGGGTGCAAATGCGGAAGCCATGCAACCAGTGCCGGGCATCATTGTTTACATAACCAATGGTGATGGTGTATTTATTGACTCAATTGGTTATTGGGGATATACTGATCACGGTGAGGGTGGTACTTGGCGTAAATTTGTTATGACTCCTTAGAAACTGGCACAAGACAGCATAAAAAAGGCGGGGTAATTCCCGCCTTTAACATTACCTGCGTATTCCAAAATCAGACTTCCTTAATTTACACATTCGACCATCTGACTTATGATGAAATACAATTCCCTCTATGTCTACTGATTCTAAATATTGTTTAAGGTTTTCAAAAGTCATTGGATAAATCAATCCGGTCAATTGTTTTGAACCATGCTCGACTAAGATGTGACCACGTACCTTTTCTGGATTACCCTGTACTTTTTCGCCAATCAATTCGTAAGTTCCATCTTCTTTTATTTCCAACGCATCGAAGCCCTCAAAAAAGTATTTATCTTCTGATTTACTTCTATCGCACTTTAACCAATGTGGGTGGTGACCTGTAATTAAGTCAGCCTCCTGACAGGGTATCGCACCATCAGGAACTAGCCTACCTTTTTTTACATCATACCTTTTATAAACTTCACCATTAATAATGGCAGTTGCTGTTCCATCGTATTTACGTGTAGCGATTCCATAACCATCAAATACCCATTGATTTTCTTGGTTGACTTCGTTTATTACCATACCCAAATCGGTTGGGTCTTTTTTAAATAACGTGCTTATTTTTTTCATATTATTTCCCGTTTAAATAAAAAATTGATCCTACTGTTGCTATTATTATTGCTAATGACCACGCCCACGCCATGAATGCAAGTGGCTTGTAGTCTGTTTTGAATAGCATGAATTTTACTAGCTCTTTCATGGTTGTAGTGTTAGTTCTTCACCGGTTAGGGTAAAATAAAGGTTTTGGAGTTGGTGGACGTATTCGCAATTAAAATCATAAAGCGTATTTTGGTATTCGTCACATTGCCCCTCTTTAAATTCAAGATTGATTTCAGGTGAATGACACCAACATAACATCCTGTTACCTACTTCTAAATACCATCCGTAAATATTCATTTTGTTAATGAAAACAAACCCAAACTTAACCAACCGTTCTTCGGTTAGGGGGATTGGTTTAAATGATTCAGGAGAAATGAAACAAGCAGTTATACTGTTGTGGTCAACTGTACGTTCGCTAAATTTATTTCTTTCTTCGTACAGAAAACCGCTTCTATAAACTAAATTACCGATTCTTAGTTCTGTTGCTTTCATTCCGTTGCGCGTTTGATTAGTTCTTTGGCTTGCTCGATTAACTTTCTGTCAGCCGAGTATAGTCTATCAACCTTACTGAATTGTTCTGTTAACTTATTCAGCATTTCCACCAACTCCTGCTTTTCGGACTCTAGTTCTTTAATAGCGAATTGTACACCCGCTTCAAATCCGTTTCCAAAATATGCGTTTTCGCCTACTCGCTGATAGGCTTCATTACACGCATCTGCTATTTTATCACTTGAAATTTCCATCCTTACTTTCTTTCGGTTAATAGTTTCCACGAGCCGTTGTAGTCAAGGTGTGCACACTGATTGATTCCTTTACTGCAATAATATATAGTACCTGTTTCGGCTGTGATTTTAAACAAAGAATCATCTTCATCTATAACTTCATATCGCCTTCCTTTAATAAGTCTAATTGTACCATCATCAAAATTCCGCCCCACACTCGGAATCGCCACTCTTCTACCTTTCATAATCTTTTCGTTTCAGCGAAGATACGCAGCTATTCGTGGTTACAAACTTAAATTGTGTCGAACGGTTTGAGAGAAGTATCAACGGTAATAAGGTAGAATCTACCGAATTGCTCAACGTCAACCGCTACGAGCCAATTTAAACGGCTTGATAATTTTCTGTTAGAATGCAATGTGTCGAATTGCTTCAACCTGATTACATCGGCTAGGTAACGCTGAACTAACTGGTACGTTTTCCCAGTTAGTTCGCAATATTGCTGTGGAGTTATTTGTTTTGTTTTCATAGTCCGAATTCTGAATAGTTATACTTGTAATTTACTGGCTTATGTTCTTCATTGGCAAATTGCTCATCGCTCCATTTTTGCCATTCTAACTTTTTGATTATAATTTCCGATATCTTATCAACGATCAAATCAACTGCCATATCTTTACAACCTTTAAAAAACACTTCGTGAAAAGCATACACCCCGTGAGGTAGGTTGCAGTAATTCATCCAGTAAAACCCACCTGAAATTAAACCGACGTTGTGGTAATTGTCATCGCTGTTTAATTTAAAATCACTGATTGATTTGAATTTTTTGCTTAAAATCTCTACTGCTTTTTCAATATTTGCTTTCATGATCGTTTGTTTTTCGTTTTGTATAGAACAAATATAGGTTGTTGTTTTAAAACAACCATTTGTAAAATGACGAACGGTAAAACAAACTGATAAACGGTTTTTTCGTATTTTAGCAAGAAAATTTGATTATGGTACGAGTAATTGTTAAGATGCCAGACGGAACAAGTATACCTTTTGATTTTGAAATAGAGCCAACGCCAGAACAGATAACAACGGCAATGGCTACAATTGGAGGCAGACCACCGAGACGATGAGGCAACCGTTTTTAATATACGTTTATTGCACTTTAGCGGGTTGGTTATTTCGTTTGATTTGGGACTTTAACCACTCGTATAAATGGATTCCTAGCGGTGATTTCTTTTACGGTGTAGGAGTGGCTTTAATCTTCATGGGTTGGGCTATTTACATTGACAGCACTAAACGTAATGGTTGGGAAAAAGTTTTCACTAGAGTAGCTTTATTCACGGCTTTAGCAAATCTTTGTGATGAAGCCTTATTTGATCCGCTTAAAACATCATGGCAGGAATGGGCAACTGCTTTATTGATCAGTATTATTTACTACCACTATCAAAAATATAATGACAAATTGGCAAGAGATAATTGAAGAAACAGGCATTAAGATAGGTTTGTTTATCGCGGGTTGCGTTGGTGCTATTGTTTCATTTCTGAAACCTAAGAAACTAACATTACCCGAAAGGATATTGACTGTTTTAGCGGGCGGGTTTACAGCTATGTATGTAACGCCTGTTGCTGTTGGATTCATTAAGATAGGTGATTCAGGCTCATTCTTTCTTGCCTACTGTATCGGATATATGGGTTTGAAATCAATCGAACTAGCCATTACAGAATTAAAGAAGCTATTCACAAAGAAATAAAACCTACCTTTACCTGCCTTTTGGCTCTTTCATACTTTCGTTTAAAGTGCTTTCGTAATTGGAGGCACTTTTTTTGTATATTTGCACCGGACTTTTTATCCAAACACTGCGAGTTTCTTTGAAAAGAAAGGTTTATAACCATCTTCTTTTTGAGAGGAAAAAGCCCACTTCTCGGTATTTAAGCCCCCGTTAAAAGGGGCTTTTTTATTAGCCTTGGATTACTTCAACACCTAATAGACCGTGTTCAAACCAATCTATGAAATCAGCATATTTAAAGTGTGCTGTTATAGGTCTTTCAATCCACTCGAATCGTAATCGGTGATTATGGTAGACTATTTTAAGTTTTCTGCCAAAGTGATCTAAACAAACGTCATGCTCAAAAACGTTGATTCCATTCTTATCGGTTAGCCCCGTCCACATCCCGACTGTTTCGGGGATGACTTCAACCATTCCTTTAATGTAGTGATTATCTTCGGAGGGTGGAATACCATAAGAATGCTCCCAATAATCATCTTGTAGCCTGATTTCAATTTGCTTTTCAAGGATAAAAGTTTCGCCTGATTCATTTTCGTAAACCGATCCATAAACCCACTCTTTTTGACGGTCGGGATTAGTTGATGCAAAAACGTGTTTAACACCTCGGAATAAATATCTATTGCTCATCTTGTTTGGTTTTATTCGTTACTGTAAGCGTCTACCATATCGTAAACATCTGTATAAACTTTTTCAGAAGGTGTAAATCCATCAGGACATTTTGCACCGTTATCTATTTGCATAGATAAAAAGCCCGCGCACTCTTTACTTTTACTAGTGGTTATCATGTTGCTCGATTCATCATCAGGATCGGGAACGGTAGTTTTATGACACGGAAAAGTATTGTATTTATTCGTCGTGTGATAAGCTAGTTCAGCACCTCTTCTAGCGGTTAAAAAAGGCTTTACATCAGCGCGAAATGGACAATGTTCACACGGTTCTTTCATGAAATCAGCGCTCATCGTTCAGTTGTTTTAGATCGCATAGCACTTCTACCAACCACAGAATCATCATCCGTGTAGTTGTCAAATAATAATTCGCCTATTTTATCCCAAGAGACCCAAACGGTTTTACCACTTACATTACCTGTTTTTAATTTTGCGGGCACGTTTGTTTCTAAAGTAACCCCTTCGCTGTTGGCTGTATAGCCTGTAATAATAACTTTTTCCATACTTTCAATTTTCACCAAACCTACATAATAAGTCGGTTGTATCTTTGCAATTGTGATGAGTGGTAGAATAAGTTGATAAGCGTATATTGTTTTAGACCAAACTAGACATTCTTAGACATTTATGCTTATTCTGTCAAATATGTAATAATAAGCATGGTTTAAACTGCTTAAATACCTTCCATCACATTATACGTCCGTTCGTCACAATCGTAACTTTTCAATTCAATTGTTACTGTATATTTGTATCCTAGACTTTTATAAACGAAAACGAAATATTATGAATTACAAATTTTACAAAGACAATAAAGCAATCAGAGCGAGTCAATACAATGGAGCCAACGACCTGCCGATTGTGCAAAGCTACCCTTCGGAAGGGGAAGACCGTGTGAGTAGATTGAGGCTCTAAAACTAACATCATTAACCCCTCAAAGCACTGAACCGCGATGAGGGGGCAAAAGTAAGGAGTAATTAACCTTACACAATCAAGGTTTGCAAGCCTTGGGAGGCTTATTAGTGAAGTGGTAAACGGTTGAAGGTAATACGGATACAGGCGCGGGTTCGACTCCCGCATAAGCAACACGCAAAGTAGAAGTTCTTTGATTTACTGAAATTGAGCCATAATGATGAGTCAGAAATGACGTGTACGATTCCGTATTTGCCCGAATACCCAATGACGGGAGTTAAGCTAAAAAGGTGGGGATTTCAGTAGATTAGTAACAAAAGAATTTCGATACATACAAAACGGTAAGCGGGTGATTCTGCTTACCGTTACTAGAAGAGGAAGTCGAAAATCTTATAGAGTAGGCGAAATTAAAAACTAGTTATCATGAATAATGTGACTAAAAAACTTGAATGCTTGTTTGCTTGGAGTGACTTCTACAAACAAAATCAACGTTGGGATGATTGGGCTAAGGCTCAACAACAAATCGACGAGTTTAAGCGCAAGCATAACATCAAGTAAAATACTGCCGTGGTAAGCAGTTTAGTTCAGTAAATAGTGATTTAGGTGGTTAGGTAAAGGGAGGTTTCGGCTTCCCTTTTTAATTTACCGCTTGTCAGTTTGTGAAACCGCCCATACCAAAATCTTAAAACAATCTGTGCGGGCTTTGTATTTTAGTCGAAAATTAAAAAGTATGAGTAAGATAAAAGAAAAAGACATTGTTCGGGTTGTTGACGGTTCTTACAACAGGGACTTAAACACTAACGAAAAAAGAAACGGAAACAATTCTCTTTTTGAGAATAAACAAGGGGTAGTACTTGCTATTAAATCAGGTGAGGTTTGCACTGATACAGTTGGAATCCCTGTATCAATGAATTTAATAATATCATTTTCAGGAGGTATAATCATTGCTTGTGCTGAATGTTGTGTTGTAAAAATCAATTAACCAATGACAACTAACCTAGAAATAGACCGCTCTATCAGCTGTGTTTACGGCAAGTACAACGGTGGTGACTTCGCTTTTAACTTTGAGGTGTTCGAGTATGAACTAACGCTGAAAGACGAAACGTTTTACGATGCCAACGACGAGCCGATAACGCTTCAACCGCAAGTGTTGAAAGAAGTTAAACAAGAAGTTCACGAGTGGTTCATCCAACAAGACGATTGGCACGAACTTAACAGCCCTGAAAAACAACCCGCGTACATGAGACGCGACAATCAAGATTTTGGATTATGAAAACAGCAATTGAAATACTAGATCAGTATATTGAAGAATCAAACCAATTTACCGATCCTGAAATATGCCAAACGGATGAGCATAAGTTAAAAATAGCGGAGTTAATGAATTTTCACACTGAACAGTTCAAACCAAAGTGGATAAGCGTAGAAGATGGGTTGCCATTACATAGCGGACACTACATTGTTCATAAAAATAATGGTCTAGTCTTGTCTATGTTTTTTGGAATGGATGAGCGTTGGTATTGGGGAAGTGTAGATCAACACGCACAGGTTACACACTGGACTATACTTCCTCAATTCCCCTAACCGTTCATCACAATTCCGAGAAACGGGTAAAAAACAGTAGTAACTTTGAAGAAAAAACGAAATAGCATGAAAGCAACAGTTAAAATTGAAAAAGAAGTCGAATTAAAAACGCTTGTCGTTAAGGCGGGTGTTAGATATTGGGAGGACGCAACAGTTAACGGTGTCGAAGATGAGCAAGGCGATTTAATTCCATGCCGTGTAATTGATTTGTGGTGTCCTGTTATCGATATTGATAGCGGGGTAATTACAAATTGGACACAAGGCGTTAAAGCCGATATACACTATAAAATCTGTGATGCCGGAAGCTATTACTTACAGGAATAGGAAGGTAAAAGCGTGTTGAGTATTGAAAACGATTACGTGCCTGAAATCATGTGTCCTAAAGAAAATGGATACGGTGACTACATTATCATGATTGTTGATGAAAATGGAAAAATCGAAAACTGGAAACAAACACTTGACGGTTTTATTGACGAAGATTAAACAGAAATAACATGGCAAAAGAGCGCGCACTAATCCACCTTAAACCTGTCGCGGTGGATTTGGGAAAAATCGGAAAGACGGGTGATGAGTTCGAGCAGTTTTCAACACACGAAAAAATGATATTCGTTGAAAACTGTTTTGACTTTGGTAAAATGGAAATAGACAGAGTAGAAATCGTAAACAGAAAGAAAGAAGTATGAGTAACGAAGTACAAGTGGTTGAAACATCACACACAGACACAGCGTTGTATTTGCTTACAAAGGCAGAAGTAGACACGCAAATAGCAACCGCCCGCGCTTTTCCTAGAAGCATAACAGCGTTTAGAGAAAAAGCAATGGGTATGGCTACGCTCACAGAAGATATTGCAGCATCATGCACGTATTCGATGCCTAGGGCGGGTAAAGCGTTAGAAGGTCCGAGCGTTCGACTTGCTGAAATAGTTGTAGCTAATTACGGCAACGTTCGCGCTGCTGCTAGGGTCATTGATAATGACGGTAAAACGGTGACGGCACAGGGTATTTGTCACGATCTCGAAACGAATTATTGCACAACGGTTGAGGTTAAGAAACGTATAACCGACAAACATGGCAAAACATTTAGCGAAGATATGCAAGTTGTAACCGGAAACGCTGCTTGTGCTATTGCTTTTCGGAACGCTGTTTTCAAAGTTATTCCCGCTGCGTTAGTTGCTGATATTTACGAACAAGCGAAGTTGGTAGCTAAAGGCACGGCAGCGACTTTAAAAGACCGTAGAATGAAAGCGGTAGCGTGGTTCAATGAGCAAGGCGTTAAAGATGCTCAGCTTTGCGAAGTTTTGGGAATCAAAAAGGTTGATGACATCGACTTAGATAAGTTGTCAATTCTAAACGGTATGCGATCCGCTCTTAAAAACGGGGAAACAACCGTGAAAGAAATGTTTTATCCTGAAAAGCCCGCAACAAATGTAGAAAAGCCTGAATTTACGGAACTGCATTTTGAACAGGCTTTCGAATCAAACGCAACGATTGACCTAATTAGAAATGGTTATTCAACTACTGCCGAAATCGAACAGCAATACAATGACTATGTTACAGGTCGATCAAAGAAGTGATGAATGGTTTGCGCAACGTTTAGGAAGGTTCACTGGCTCAAAGGCTAGTGAACTGCTCTCTAACGGCAAAACCTCAGGAAGTGTAGGAGCAGGATTTGAAACGCTTTGCATTCAGAAAGCGAATGAAATAGTATTCGGACGCGATGAGCAGTGGGACGCTTTAGCAAAGAATTGGGATGTAAAACGCGGAACAGATTTAGAACCTGAAGCGTTTGAGTTTCTTAAAATGCTGCTAGCACAGAAATTTATCACGCTAGAGGTTGCGTGTTTCTTTCCTTATGGATCGGACGGAGGCGCAAGTCCTGACGGCATCGCGGGTAAAAATAAGTGTGCTGAAATAAAATGTCCGCGACCTGAAAAGATTTTCGACCTGATAAGAACGGGTGAAATAGATAAGGATCACTTTAACCAAATGCAATACGAAATGTTAGCGACTAACTCAATCAGTTGCTATTACTTCAACTACGCTATTTGGAAAGGAAATCCGATCTACCATTTAATCGAAGTGGAAGCCGACGAAGTTATACAGCAAAAGATAATTGAACTACTTCCGAAAGCTGTAAAACGTAGGGATGAGATAGTTGATGAACTACGCAAAAACATCCAATTCAAAATAACATAGTACGAATTTTTTAAACGGAAAGCATGAAAGACTATACAGTTATTTACATGGTAAGACACCATAACGGATCAGTCACAAAATATCAGCACATCACTTGCATACCAACAGGCATTAAAAAATGTGTAGAAGAAGAACACAACATTGATTTTGGTAGTGTTTGGTTCATCTTTGACGGTCATTGTAATCAAACATTAGATTAGCCATGACACCATCCCGCACCGTACAGGGCTACGACAGCCAACGTCCGCAAGTTATGCCAAAGCACGACGAAGATTTTAATCCTAGCGATTACAGGATTACCGAGGTGAAGTTGAAGCGATGTTATTCGCGGTACAACCTTCCGAACTGGCAACATTTCGACAGGGTTGTTAGTTTAGGTAATAACATAGTCGCGGGTATTAACGGTAAATTACAAACTATTCTAAAAGTAGAGAAAGTATGAGTATTCAGGAAGAAGCGAAACAGTACGCTGAAAAAATAACAGATTTAATTGAGGAAAAAATATTTCCGCGTGATTTTATGGATACAAAAGAAATGGCTTTAATCCACGTTCGAGAAATTCTTGACCCTAAAAACGATAAATTAGACTGCGACATGGAATTTTACAAGTTAGTCGAACAAGAATTAATTAAAATGAAGTAGTATGAAAATAAACTGGAAAGAAATAAAAGAGTACGGAATAGCGCTATTCTTGTTCGCTTTGGTAGTTATTGCTAGTGGATCGGCTAACTGGAAAATGAGACAATCTAAGAAGCTCGTAACACCTCAACCGCATTATCTTGACGTAACTTTAAACGGTGATCGATGAGCAACGGAAAAACAATACTAGAATGGCTCAATGAATTGCCCGAGCCGTATAAAACACAGGCGATTGATAACCTTACAAACAAAACAACTTCTTTATTTCCAAGCATGGAAGCATCTTTACTTGCTGCTTTTATTTGGCATGAAACAGAACAAGGAACTACATATTGGGGTGATTTGGCTTTTGAATTAAGCAAAGACCCTATATTTTTCACCCAAACAACACCCTAGTTTAGCGGAAAGTTGTATATTTGTGTTGCGGAGTGGAGAAGTTGGTTATCTCGTTAGGCTCATAACCTAAAGATCGCGGGTTCGAGTCCCGTCTGCGCAACAAAAGGTTCGTTATCGATGTGCGAGTAGATAATACGAAGAACTTTAATCAATTATTGAATGCCTTGTTAACAATTGGGAGCGCACGCCTGAGAGTTGACAGGGCATTTCCTTTTAATAACGTGCGTAAATGAGTGGATGGATAACACTAGACAGATCAATTAAAGAACATTGGTTAAATAAGCAGGATCGCGTTTATAGCGAATTCGAAGCTTGGATCGACATTCTTCTAACCGTAAATCATTCAGAACAGAAATTGAAGTTGAAAGGAGTTTTGCTTACTGTAAAGCGTGGTGAATCAGTGTGTTCGCTAGAAACTTGGGGGAAACGATGGAAGTGGAATAAAAATCGCGTAAGACGTTTTTTCAGTTTGCTTCAAAAAGATTCAATGATTGAGATAAAAAGCGAACAGATAACGACACGGTTAACTGTCTGTAATTATGATAGTTACCAGTCTAAGCGAAACGCAGATGTCACGCAGACGAAACGCAAACGAAACGGTGACGGTACGCAGACGAACCCAAACAAAGAAAGAAACAATGATAAAGAAATAATAGTATCAGCATTCGACGCATTTTGGAATTTCTACGGAAAGAAAGTTGATCGGGCTAGTTGCTTCAAAAAGTGGTGTCAGGTTGTCACAATGGAAAATATCGACCACGTTAGACACTCATTGAAGATTTACATTAAGCAAACCGAAAACGATATTAAATTTCGTAAAAACCCATTAACATGGTTGAACGGTAGTTGTTGGCTTGACTTCGAATTAGGCGAACAACCTAAAACACAACTTCCAATTGATCGCCAACCTAAAACATTCGACTACTGATGTACAAGAGACTGAGTGATGTTAAGGGTCAATTAGATACTTTACGCTATAACGGTGTAGAGCGTGGTAAGTCGGTTGGGTGGCGTTGGGACTTGTTGCCGTTAACGATAAAAGAAGGGTGTACAACTTACATTGCGTCCGCTCCTGCAAGTGGAAAAACAGAATGGTGGTTTGAAATTCTTATCAACCTGTCGTGCAATCACGGTTGGAAGCACGTAATATTTTCACCCGAAACAGGCGAACCGAAAGATATATTTTCCGAACTATGCCACAAGTACACAGGCAAGCCGTTTATCAAAGGTGAAAACGCAATGACTGAAATAGAACGAACGAAAGCGGAATACTTCATTGATCACCATTTTTTCGTAATCGATCCGGTTGATGAAGATTTAACGATTGTTGCGTTCTATGAATTGATTGACCGAATCGAATTAGAGCAAAAAGTAAAGATCAGCACCACGACAATTGACCCATGGAACGAACTAACTGAAAAGTTTGAGCCTTCCGATTTAGGTCGTGAAGATAAATACCTGTCTCGAATACTTGGAATGGTCAGAAAGAACGCACGTAAGACAGGACGGCACAACTGCATTCTGAATCACGTAAGAGACCAAGCACCGATAACGCAGGACGGTATAACGTTTTACCCAATGCCAACCGCTAGGGATTTCGCAGGGGGTCAGGTTTGGTTTAGAAAGGGATTAACTGTTATTATTCCGTGGCGACCGCCTTACGGGCTTTGTGATAACGGTGGCGTACCGTACGAAGAAAACGAATTGCGTTTGCGTATAGCCAAAGCAAAACCAAAGGGAACAGCGAAAACGGGTATTTACACAATGTTTTTGGACACAACGAAATATCAGTACTACATCAAAGACCCTATGTTGATCGACGTTCGAATTTATGCAGATAGATCAGAACACAATACAAAGCCTGTAACGCAAAAAGAGCCAATCAAACAATTGGAAATACCGCAAGTGCCACTAAACGGCTTTAAACAGTCTGATTTCGATACAGGAAACGATTCTGTGGTAATAGACGAAACGAAAAAAAGTAAATACGAACCCGATCCGCTTTGTGGATTTTAAATTGTAACCGATGTTCGAAGCAAGTAAAAAAGAGGTTTTAACCAATGACAAGCAATTGATTCAGGATTTGCAAATAAAAGCGTTGAGTAGATTAGTCGCAAAGTGTAATATTACAACCGTTATCATGTGGTGTAAAGATTTAGCGAGGCAGTCACGGAATAAGAGTAATGAAGATTTCGCGCTAAAGTGTGATCAGATGGTTTCCGACATGACGCTAACTTTTGTTGAGTTTACCGAACTTGAAAAGGAATTACGAATATCACGGCAACGAAACGCAGACCTAGAAATAAAACTAATCCAAGCCACAAAGGTAATGGATAACCAAAAACAGATAATCCAAAACATGGAATCTGAATTATACAACTAAAACGAAAATTTAATTTAATAATTGATTAGCATGAAACTGGAAAGAGCAATTGAAATATTGGAGTATCACCAAAGATGGCGTAAGAGCGAAGAATCTGTAATGGTCGATCCTGTAACATTAACCGAGGCTATTGATGTGGTGTTGGAGCGTGTTAAAAACGACCAATCGATGCATCACGGTAATTTCAAAGGTCATCGAAACCCGCCTTATGGGATTGGCTTTGGTGAGTTTAACAGAACAAATAAAGCCTCTAATGGTGAAAGGTATAAAGCTAATAAATACAAACAGGATAATTGGGATGATGCCATTCCAACAGATGATTATTTCAATGAACTCATTCGAGTAAGTAAGAATCAAATTGTTTGGGGAGGAAATTACTTTCCTAAATTATGGGAAAATGGTTGTAAGGGTTTTATTTTTTGGTTTAAAGGAAACCCTGTTCCTAATTTTGCAGACGGAGAACTAGCCTATACATCATTCAATAAAGTTGCAAAGCAATTTGATTTTAGGTATTATGGAAACTTACAAGGAAATACATCAAGTGAGGATAAGATCCATCCGACCCAAAAGCCAAAGGAGTTATATAGATGGGTACTAGATAACTACGCCAAACCAAACGATAAAATACTCGACACTCATTTAGGTAGTGGATCAATTGCTATTGCTTGCCACGATTACGGGTTCGAATTAACAGCTTGTGAGCTAGATACAGATTACTACAATAAGGCAATTGAAAGAATCAAAAATCACGTGGCTCAATTAACTTTATTCTAATGAAACAGCGCGAGGTAAAGAAAGGCGATTTGGTGCTGTACGAAGGTAACTATGCCACCGTAACCGAGCTACGACTAAACACCGTAGTAATCGAAGTAAACTGCAAACGAATTGTAACAACTTATTGTAATTTGAAGAAGGGATGAAAAAATGGCTAGAAAAACACAGATTTATTAACATTGGAATCGGTGAAGTAGAAACGAATAACGCAACGATTGTAATGATAGCGTTGGTGTTGGTTCTTTTAATTCAATTAACTATACTATTATCATGAAAACACAGGAACAGCAGAAAGCGGAGTTGCTAGACAAAATTGTAGCCGACATTATAGAAAACAAAGACGATCACCTAATTTGGATTGTATCAATGTATGCCGAAATCACCGCTCAAAAACCACTAACAGCAGATCCGTACGCGGATGAGATTTTTAGTGGTAGAATACTAAAAGCTATTTACTCGACTTACCACGTTAAGCCAAGAGCATTAAGATTATCAGAGTGCCCATCTGTTAAACTAATAAATCAATTTAACGGCTTCGGTCGCAAGTCGCGCGAAGAGTATATCGAGGCGATGACTACTTACGAAATGTGGGATAAGATATGAAGGTAGCAATCATAAAGGTTGAGTTCATGAACGACTCAGATTTAACCACCCTGTTACACCGATTCGCTGATCGTAACTTTGGCGTAGGTGCTGAATACAAGTTGAAGAACGACCGTAACAATTCAGTGCTTAACGCATCAATCGATTACAAACCG